TCCGAAAACCCATCACCGAAACCCAACCCCCTCGTTCACATGGTCACCGATACGTTGCTTCCTACAGCTCCCAGCATTGAGCCGACTCCGGCAGCCCCTGCCGAGCCCGCCGCTACCTGCCGGTTCACGATCCCCGGCGATCGTATCGCGAAGACGGTCGAAAACCTGCCCGACCGTGAACGCGACGCCATCAAGTGGCTGGCCGAGCACTGCGTGGCGAAGAACTTCTCCCTCGGCGAGATTGCCCCGCTCATCAAAAAGCGCGGTGGCGAAGCCTACAGCTACGATTCTCTCTACCAGGCGCTCACCGGTCGCCGCGATCCCGAGCAGCTCACGCCGCTTGCCGAGGCCATCAAGCGCTATCGGAAACTCGCCGAGGAGAACACCGTCCGCCTGGAGACGGAGTTCATCGAGCACGATCTCACCCGCCGCATCTTCTCGCTCTGCGAGAAGGCGCGCACCCGCGGAAAGATCGGTCTGCTGCTTGGCGAGTCGCAGATCGGCAAGACCGTCACACTCACCGAATACAAAGAGCGCCAGGAGGATGCCGGCTCTCGCGACACCATCTACGTGCGCATGCCCACCGGTGGCAGCGCCTACGCCCTCATCTACGAGATGGCCATCGTGCTCCATGTGCCCACCGAGCAGGAGTTCATGGCCTTGCGTCGCTCGGTGATGAACTGCTTCGACCGTCGCACGCTCCTCATCGTCGACCAGGCGCACGACGGCCAACAGGACGCGCTCATGTTCGTCATGGAGATCGTCGACCGCCGGAAGTGCGGGGCGATCCTCGCCGGTACGGGCAGTCTGAAGGAAGCGCTCATGTTCGGCCCTCACGCCCGTAAGTACCGCCAGATCATCCTCCGCGGTCTGCCGCCCGTGCAACTCCCGGCGGTGCCCAGCGCCGCGTCTCTCACAGAGTTCGCCAGCGCGTATGGCCTCGGGCCTGCCCCGGAGGGTGTCGTCGAGGTGCGGGCACGCTACATCGACGAGCGTGGCAACTCGCGCGAGGAGACCGTGAAGAAGTCCCCCGCCGCGCTGCAGGGCGAGGTGATCGAGCAGTACGGTCTCGGCCGCTGGTGCATGATCCTCCAGGAGGCACGCGACATTGCGAAAGAGCGCCGCAAGCCCATCACCTGGGGCAGCGTGATCGCCGCCTGGCGATCCTTCGAGCGCCTCGGCGAGTTCACCGTCAAAACCGAGAAGGAAGGGAGCGCGTCGTGACCGTCAGCCTCGCCCAGGTTCGCTCCTACGGCGGCGAATACAAGGCCCGGATCGGCTCGGGCAAGCTCGCCACCACGGCCAGTTGCACCATGTCCGCCCGCGACGCCGCCCGCGTCGCTTTCGCGAAGCGGCTTGGGCTGAATCCGTACAAGCGGGAGACGATCATCGCTATCACCGTTTCCCACGTCAGCACCTCGGCCGCCAGTGGCGTCGAGCTGTACCGCTGCGAACTCGTTTCAACCCCGGAGTCGGAGGGAAACTGATGCCTGCTCAATCTGCGATCTCCGCCGATCTCATGTCCGTCGACGACGTGCGCGAGTTCCTCGAGTTCAACGGCACGGCCGTCGAGCGCCTGGGTGAACGCCTCGGCGATACCGAGCAGGCGCTCGCCCGCGGCGAACTCGGTACTGCGCTTCATCTGCTCCGCCAGGCCAAGACCACGCAGGCTGTCATCGCCAAGTCGTTTTCCAGCGCAGGAAAGCAATTGGGAGGGCTCCAGCGATGAACTGTCGCACCTTCGCCCTGGTCTTCATCGCGTTCGCCGGCGCTCCGTTGCTCGCCGCTGCTGCGATCCTCGTCTCTCCCACGCTACCGGTCGCCGTCGCCGCCTGTTTGGCCATGTCCGTGCTCGGGCTGCTCGGCGCCGGCATTTCCATCGCTCTGATCGGAAAGGAGCGCGCGTCGTGATCGCCGATCGCGCTGCTCTCGTCGACAAGATGCTCGCCTCGGCCGAGCAGTCGGTGCTCGCCGTTGGTTGGACGGGGGCCACCGCGCAGGCGTCGCCGTGCTTTGCCACGCCGATTGGCCTCGCCCTCCGCGAGATTGTGCAGGTCGGCGAGATGCTCGATTTCTGCGCCACCCTTTCGCAGTCCGCTGTAGATGCGGCCTGCACTCAAAACCTCCGCCCGCGGCTCGGCCGCGGCGGAGTCAATTCCGGGGCTCCAGCTCCGGCACTGAACACGACCACCCGCGATTGCACGTCGGGCCGGCGCCATCGGCGGCGCCGGGCCTTTTTCGGTGTCCGGGCGTCAACACCGCGAACGTGCGAATGACGCCAGCGCCCGGCCCCACACCGGGCGCCCATTTCTTCGAAGTCAACCGAACCCATCCCGCCCATGTCTAAAATCGAACTCGCCCAAGTCGCGGAGACACTCCGCCAGAACCAACTGGAGCCCGCCGTCATGCGGCGCATCCTCGAACAGCTCAACAAGACCATCGAGGAGGAGGCCGCCGCCGAGGGCGAGAAGCCGCCGGCGCAGAAGAAGCAGTACGTTGTCCTCATTTCCGATCCCGATGGCGTGATGCCCGAGCAGGAGTTCGCCGCCTGGGTGCTCCAGATCCCCGAGGAGGCCAGCCCGCTCTCGCTCCAGGAGCGCATCAACAAGGCCGCGTACGATTTCAACGCCACCCGCCGCGGCCGGAAGCTCCCGGTCGAGACCATTGGCGAGGCGTTGGAGAGCGTCCCAGCGAAGCAGTTCGGCGAGGTCGAAGTCTGGGTGAAGACCAAGACCCCCGTCCTCGTCCTCACTACCGACAACAAGCTGCCCAAGGACAAACCCAGTAGCGAGGAGAGAGAAACGGGTAGCGAGTAGATCGATCCGTCCGTTCCCACCTTCCTGATTTCCACATTCAACCTCAATCCACCCTCCCATGATACTCGTCACTCCCGCTGCCAAGCCGGCCGACTTCGCCGACTTGGTCAACCTGCTCCAAGTCCTCACCGAAACGACCGCCGCCCTCCGCAAGCTCGAAGGCAAGGTCACCGCCCGCTATATCGACACCGTCACCGACAGCGTCGAGGAGTACAAGGCGCTCCAGACCAAGCTCGGCGAAACCGAGGCCGCCCTGGCCGTGCTCGCCGAGCGCAATCCCCAGTGGTACGCCGAGAAGAAGACGGTCGAGACACCGTTTGGCGAAGTGAAGCGTACCAGCTCCACCGAGCTCGTGATCGCCGACGAGGCCGCCACGATCGCGCTGATCCGCGCGGCCAACCGCAGCGAGGACTTCCTCCGCGTCGCCACCACCGTCAATCGCGAGGCGCTCGAATCGCTAGAGGACGATGCGCTCGCGAAGCTCGGGGTGTCGCGCAAGACGACATACAACTTCAAGCCCGCCGCTGCCAAGGTCGACCTGGGCAAGGCTGTGAAGGCCGCCGAGAAGTCGGCCGGCGCCGCCGCCAAGTCAGCGAAGGCCGCCCGGAACTGATCTCCCCGCTATGCCTGCCCGCCGCAATCCCGTGTGCCACCCGTTGTCCGCCGCGAAGGCGTGCCGCGCCGCTCGCGTGAAAGAGCCCGCGCACCATGTGCGCGGAGCGGCGGTGAGCGACGACGCGTTCAAATGCGCCGTCGACCGTGGCTATCGCCGCTTCTGGCTCCGCCGCGGCGTCGATGTCGATTCCAACCGCGTGAACGAGATCTGAGCCATGCCCGATAAGCTCCAGTCCGCCCTCGATCGCGTCGCCGCCGCCACTACGGAGTTGCGCGCGGCTACCGAGGCGCTCATCGCGCTGCTGCCGCCCTCGTATGCCATCGGCACGTTTCTGGCCGACGACTTCGCCGCCATCGCCGAAAAGGTGATCCGTACCACAGCGGAGGTCTACCAGGTCACGGTCGAGGGCATTCTCGGGGCATCTCGCCAGCAGCCGCTGGCCACCGCCCGGCATGTGGCGATGGCGATCATATCCGATCTCACCGGAGCGCCCGGCCAGGTGATAGCCGCCCGTTTCGGCAAGACCGACCACAACGCCGTGCGCTGGGCAGTTCAGAGCATCCGCACGCGCCGCCAGAACGAGCGCACCACACGCGCCGCCTACGCCGCCATCATGGCACGCCTCGCGACCGGGGCCTGATCAGCTGCGTACCTACTGGAACGCAGCGACCGAGGCCAAAGGCCGACCCTTCCAGATTCCCAAATTTAACCCCGTCCTCCCATGCCCGCCGGCCTCTCCCTCATCCAGAAGCGCGACATCGCGATTGCCGCTCGCCAAGCGTACGACCGCTGGCCCGAGCGCGAAGCCTTCGAAGCCATCAACGCCGATCGGTCGAAGACCGCCTGCTTCGATGCCTGGCGCCATGTCGAGACCCGCAAGGCCGTCGGCATCGAGTCCCTGTGCGAGTGCACGCAAGCCAACTACGCCCGCGTGCTCGCGCACTTCCAGCGCCTCGGCGGCCAGGAGAGCGTCGCTCAGCACACGGAGGCCCGCGACCAGGACAACCCCCGCCGCATCGCTCGCTGGAAGCTCAACCAGGCGCTCCAGGAGCGAGGTCTCTCGCTCGAGTACGCGTCGAAGATGAGTCGCGGCCAGTACCGCTGCACGATCGACGAGGCCAGCGCCGGCCAGCTCTGGCGCCTGATCTACACGATCCGCAACCGGTATAAGGCCACGGTCCGCCCCGCGAAGATCGCCGCCCCCAGCACCGACGCCCCGTTCTGAAATCTGGAACTCAGGAACTCACGAACCCCATGGCCCAAACTACTGAAATCGCCTGGTGTGACAGCACCTTCAATCCGTGGATCGGCTGCACGAAGGTGTCGCCGGGCTGCGCGCACTGCTACGCCGAGCGGGATTTTGACCTGCGCAAGCACGTTGCCAAGTGGGGCGCCGGCCAGCCGCGGCACCGCACGTCGGCCGCGTACTGGCGCCAGCCGCTCAAATGGGATCAGGAGGCGGCGACCCGCGAACTCTACCACGAGGACGAAACGAATCTCGGCAAGGATCTCGGCGTCTACCAGCGCCCTCGCGTCTTTTGCGCGTCGCTCGCTGACTGGCTCGACGACGAGGTGCCGATCGAGTGGCTGGCCGATCTACTCGTCCTGATCCGCCGCACCCCGCACCTCGACTGGTTGCTGCTCACGAAGCGGCCGCAGAATTTCCTGCCGCGTCTCCAGCAGATCGCGAATGAACGTGTTCCGCACTGGCCGCCCTCGACGCGCTTTCCGAAAATCTCGAACTTTGCGGCTGCGTGGATCGGGCAATTTGGCGACGGTCCAATGATCCCGGCCAACGTCTGGATTGGCACGTCAATCGAGGACCATGCGCGGGCCGACGAGCGGATTTCTGCGCTGCTCTCGATCCCGGCGCGCGTGCGGTTCCTGAGCTGCGAGCCCCTGCTCGGTCCGGTAGATCTCCGCTTTTGGGATGGCCGCGGTAATGGTAGCACTCGGCGAAGTGAGGGTATCCACTGGGTGATCTGCGGCGGCGAGAGCGGCCCGCACCCGCGGCCGATGCACCCCGCATGGGCCCGCTCGCTGCGCAACCAGTGCCAGGCAGCAGCTGTCCCGTTCTTCTTCAAGCAGTGGGGGGAATGGAGCGACACGGCCGATTGCGGGAAACCTGGTTGGTCGTCGCCGGATGCATACCTCAATTTTGAAGGGCACGTAGTCGATGAAGCGACCGCCCGAAAAGGAGGGAGCTGGAAAGGGATCTGGCGCGTCGGCAAGTCCGCCGCCGGCCGCCTCCTCGACGGCCGCGAGCACAACGAGTTCCCCTCCTGAACCTCTGACCTCTCACCTCTAGCCCCTGACCTCGACTACCCATGCCCCCCGTCGACTTCCGCAACGCCACGTTCGCCTCGCTCCAGGCCAAGCTGGCCGGGCAGCGGGCGGCCGTCCTCCAGGCTTGGCGCACGCAGGGCCCCGGCACCACCGCCGAGGTCTGCGCGCGCGCTGGTCTGTCGATCCTCACCTTCCGGCCCCGCACGACCGAGCTCCTCGAGCTCGGCTTCGTCTGCCTGGCCGACGACGCCGGCCGCGGGAGCTCCGGTGTGTACCGCGTGCGCACACCCGAGGAGCACCGCGCCTGGCTCGCCGCCAAGCAGATCGACGCCCGACCCGGCCAGCGCCTGCTCTCGTTCGGTGCCTGCGCCGCCGGCTGCTGAGTTTCGCCTCCGGCCAATCCGCATTCCGCAATCCGAAATCCGCAATCCCCATGCCCGCCACCGCCACCGTCCCCGTCATCGGCGCCAAACCCGGCACCACGGTCGAGGCCGTTCCCGGGAAGACCTTCCTCCCGCTCAATCCCGCCACCATCGAGGCCGTGGGCGTGACCGAGCTCATGCCGGCCGGCGATGGCACGTACCGGCCCGTGGTGCGGATCTGCCCGCGCTGGGTCATGCTCACGCGCCGCAATCTGCGGCGGTTCGGTATCGCGATCTCCGATAGCGGCATGGTCCGCCTGATCATCGCCGGCTTCGTTAAGGGCATGGCCGTCACGCCCGGCGTGCGCCAGTTCGACTATTTCTCGTACCTCGACCACGAGCGCGCCGTCGCCTCCGATCCCGAGTTCTGGGACCGCACCGAGCCCGGCCAGCTCTTCAGCAACCGCGACCGGTACCGCAAGGCCATCTAGGAATGTGGAAATCTGGAACTCAGGAACTCACGACACTCCGAACCTCGTCCGAACTCCTCCGCCTCTGTGCTCTCTGTGGCCCCAATCCGTCTCCGTTTCCTGACTTCCTGATTTCCAGATTACCCCCTCTGTCCATGAACCCCGAAATCCTCGACACTCCGAAAACGCCCGCAGCGGGCATCATGATTCCTGCGCCCTTGGCGCAGGAATGCCCCGTGCAACGCGCTTCCTGCCCCGTGCAACGGGGTCTGGACACAACCTCGCCCGAAGTCCCGGCCCCGGTCGGAATCGTGGCTATAACGCAAAAAGCGCCGGTCCGGCCTCAGCGCCGTTTCGTGCGGATGTTCAAGCCCCGCTTTGCCGCCCTGGTTCAGGCCGGGAAGAAGTTCCAGACCGTGCGTCCCGTGCCGAAGCGCGCCCAGGACATGCCGCGCCCTGGCGATCTCTTCGATGCCCGCGTCTGGCTAGGCCGTCCGCGCTGCAGCAAGACCAGCAAGCTCCTGGCCGAGCCCGCGCCGATCTGCTTTGTGCGGTCCATCACGATCCACGCCACCGGCCAACTCGAGATCGATGGCCGCTACCTCTCCACCGTCGAGATGGAAGCCTTCGCTCGCGCTGACGGCTTCGCCGATCTCGCCGAGATGCTCGCCTGGTTCCAGGCCGAGCACGACCTCCCCTTCACCGGCATCGTCATCGACTGGCTGCCTTTCTAACCATGCTCGAAGTCCTCCAATTCATCTTCTCGTCGTTCTGGATCTGGCTGGGCTCCGTCTGCCTGATCCTCGCGCTCGGTCACGCCGCCAACTCCGCCATCCTTGGAATCAGGGGGAAGCGGTCATGAGCACGAAGGAGACTCCACTTCGCGGCCGTGCATGGAAGGCGGTCGTCAACGGAAGGCGTTCGCTGAACGGCGAACGTCACAGCGTCACGCTTACCGGAAACATCGAGCACGCTGAATCGGACAGCACCATCTTCGACGTAATACACGACCTGGCCGAGCACATCGAAGAGCATACTCGCGAGATGGAGTTACCCGACAGCTTTCAGATCACACTTTTCCCGCCGAACCCATGAAGCCCTGGAACGAACTTTCCCCGCAGGAGCGCAACGCGCTCGTTGGCGATACGCTCGGCTTCAAGCCCGTCACACAATGCTGGTTTGGCTGCGACGGCCAGAATCTCATTCGCACCGCGTGGAGCGAAGAGCAGAGAGGCGCGGCCGAATCGCTCTGCCGTATGGTTCAGCTCCACGACAAGCTCTGGACTGAGTCGCTCGCGGACTGGCCGAGCATCAAACCCGAGATGCGCGGGCGCCTTGAAGTCATCGTCGAGCGCTGGCACATCCGCTACTCCGACACGCCGGGCGGCGGCTGGACGGTGATCGAATGGCTGCGCGCACGCGGGCAGGTCCAGATCCGCTCAGTTGATGCCGGGTGGTTGGTCTCTATCGATGGCCTCGCGGAGATCGCCCCTACCATGGCCGAGGCCGCTTGCCGGCTTTCCCTTACCATCGCGCTTCGGCGGTAGCACATTCACAACCGCTGCCAGCAACTCCAGCCCATCGATCCCGAATGGCCTATTTTCGCTCCAATTTCCGATTTGGTCGGTTCGCGCCCAGGAGATCGGTTCAGCTCTGTAGTTGTAGCGACAACCGTATTCCGGAACGCTCGGCCCGAAGTCTTCGATCTTCTTTCGATCAATTTCGGCAAGTCCGTAGACGCCAGATGCACCTGCATCAGCCATCGCGAATCTACGTCCATTTTCCATTTCGAGGAGGAGCCAAACCCCTCCGACAAACCCCGGGAATCCCGGGAACATTACGTGACCTAGCTTCTGAAGTTTTGTCATACCTGTCCCATTATGCACGTTTCCGCAGCCTGTCTAGGGGGTGCGCGCCAGTTTGTATTCTTACATTAATAACCGCCCGGTTTTAGTATAATCGGCCCGATTTCTATAGAAATGCCCTCCGTCCTCCTCGCTCCGGTTCCGCACGACGAAGCCACGGCCTTCATCCGGTCGAAGCCCGTCGTCTCGCGCGAAGTGTTCGATGGCCTCGTGCCCGAGCTCAAGGCCCGCGCGATCACCGTCACCGGCATCGAGAATGCCAACGTCGTGCAGAACGTCCGCGATCGCATTGCGGACCTCCCGCAAGGCGCCGACTGGGATGCCGTGAAGTCCGACCTGGTCGACCAGATCTCGCCCTGGTTGCGCGGCGGTGAGGAGGGCGGTGCCGCCGCCGAGCGCCGCGCCGAGACCCTCATGCGCGCCCACGGCTTCCAGGCGTACAGCGGCGCGATGGACCAGGTGATGGACCGCCAGAAGGCTGCGTTCCCCTATGCGATGTACATCACCGCCGACGACGACAAGGTGCGCGACAGCCACGACGCCCTGGCCGGTCTGATCCTTCCGGTCGACGACCCGTTCTGGGACACGCACACCGGCCCGTGGGAGTGGGGATGCCGTTGCTCGAAGGTACCCATGGCGGCCGACGAGGTCGACGAGATCCGCGCCGCCGAGGCCGACAAGCCGGTCGAGGAGCGTCGCGTGCTCGAGGGCCCGCGCCTTGAAGCGCTCTCGAAGAACAACCAGATCACCGTTGCCACATCGGGCGGCACGCCGCGCACCGTGTCCGTTTCTCCCAGCAAGACCTTCACCTTCGATTCGAAGTCGCTCCGCCTTTCGGCCGACGAGATCCAGCAGCGCTATTCGCCCGAAGCGTGGAAGACCTTCGAGACCTGGGCGGGCAAACAGGATCTCGGCGGCGGTGTGTCCGTGCTCGACTGGATGAAGGGCGCCACCGTCCCCGGCGCCACCCCGGCGCCAGCGCCCGCACCGGCGACCCCGAAGAAGATTGAGAAGCCCGCGCCCGCGGAGGCGCCGAAGACCGAAATCCCCGCCACGAAAGCGACTGCTCCCGCCGGCACTCCGGTCTCGAAGGCGCTCTCGGTCCGCAGCCGCAAAGCCCCGGCCGACATCCAGACCGCGATCACCGCGATCGATGCCGTGCATGGCGACGGCGATCTGCCGAAGCTCCCGATCTACGCGAAGGCCGGCCGCGGCAACCTCGGGGAGTTCGTGCATCGCGGCTCCGAGGCGGTCCAGATCGGTATCAAACCCGACGGCTCTTGGCCTGCGCTCACCACCGCGCACGAGCTTGGCCACTTCCTCGATCACCAGGTACTCGGCACCGGAGGGAAGTGGGGCAGCGCCAACAGCGAAGCTCTCGCAGCGTTCCGCGCGGCGGTCGAAGGCAGCGAGACGGTGAAGACGATCCAGGCGCTGCCGGAGTCGATCGGCGCCTACTGGTTGACCAAGCACGAGCTCTGGGCGCGCGCCTACGCCCAGTATGTCGCCACCCGTAGCGGCGACGCCACGCTTCTCGCTCAGCTCGACAAGGCCCGCGGTGGCCTGCAACCGTGGCGCCAGTGGAGCGACGCCGATTTCAAGCCAATCGCCGAGGCGATCGATGCGCTCTTCCGCGAGAAAGGCTGGATCAAATGAATACCTCCGAACTCGACCAACTCCTTCGCGCTGTCACGAACGGGAAGACTCTCGCTCGCGAAGCGATCCGCCAGCTCGTCGCCGCCGGCCATGACCAGGAACTCGCCGCTGAAATCGTCTTCATCGCACTCGGCGGCAGCGACACGATCGAGGAAGGCGCCGACGGCCGTGAACGTTATCCCTCCGGCCGCCTCGTCGCCGATGTCGACGCCGATATGCAAAAGTGAACATGCCCGAGCCGCCCCACGATTTCCCTGATGGCGGATACTTCTCCACTCCAGTGGCAGTGGAGATTCCACCGGTGGATCTCAGCGACCGTGTCGCCTGTGTGCTTGCCGGTTTTTTCGTCCTCCCTCTTCCGCCCTCCTCCGCCTCCGTGCCCTCTGTGGTCCAATCCGAATCCGTTCCGTGAGTTCCTGAGTTCCAGATTTCCACATTCACTCTCCGTTCTCCTATGCAAGTCGTCGTCGTCAAAGACCAGGTCTCCGCCGTGCTCGACCAGCTCGGCACGAAGCGCCCGAGCAAGGCAGTGTCGGAGGCGATGGGTCTGGCCGTGGTCGGGATCACCATCCGCGCCTTCAATGAGCCCGCGCTCCGCGCCGCGCCCTGGCCGGAGCTGAAGGAGTCGACCGTGAAGGAGAAATCAAAGCGCGGCGGGGCCAACGCCATCCTCAAGCGTTCCACATTGCTCTATCGCTCGTGGCGGGTGATCGAGGCCACCGCGGCGCACGCGCGCGTGGGTAGCGATCGCCCCTACGCGGCCTTTCACCAGTGGGGCACCGGCCGCGGCCTGCCCGCGCGTCCCATGCTGCCACTCGTCGGCAGTCCCGGCGATGCCACCTTCACGCCGCTTGCCATCCGCCGCATGACCGCCGTCGGCAAAGCGGCGCTGGATGGCCTGCTCCTGCCTGGAAAGGCGCCGAAGAAGCCGTCGACTTGACCGCGCGGAATTTCCCCAACGCGCCCAGCTCGCCCAGCGTCCTTGGACGGTTGGCACACGTTTCTGCGACAGTGGGCGCATGTTCTTCGCCCCCCGTATGCCGTCGCCGCTGGTCGCTCTCACCGAGCCGCCGAAGCGCGTGCTCATCGCGAAGTGGGGCAAGAACGAGAGCACAAATGGGTCTTTCACCGTCGGCCCGCGCACGGCGAAGATCATGCCCGCGCTCCAGAAGCTCCTCGGCTTCGACACCGTCGCCATCGATTTCGAGCACAACACCGTGCCCGGTACCGAGGCGTACAAGGCCGACAAAGAGCCTCGCAACGTAGCCGCCAACGGGGCTCTCCAGGTGGTCGAGGGCGAGGGCATCTACATCACCAATCCGCTCTGGACTCCCCATGGCGAGAAATCGATCCGGGAGCACTTGCATCCCGATCTCTCGCCCACGCTCAAGACCGACGACGCCGGCGAGGTCGTCTTCGTCCACAGCGCGGCGCTCTGCCGCCAGGGCGCCGTAACCGATCTGCGGATCTTTACCGCGGCATCCATCTTCTCGGCCGAGCAGCTCGCCGCCTTTTCCGCAGCCGCGTACCTACCGGAACGCGGCGAACCGGGGCGAAGCTCCAGCCAATTCACCTCTCCCTCGAAATCCATGGACTACAAGAAACTCGTCTGCCTCCTCCTCGGGCTCGATCCCAACACGCCCGATGCGGATATCGAGACGGCCGCCACCAAATTCGCCGCCCAGGCGAACGAAGTGAAGACCTTCTCCGCGAACCTCGCCAAGCTCAACGAGCGGCTCGCCTCTCTCGAAAAGGGCGATCGCATCGCCGCTCTCGAGACCAAGCTCGCCGCCAGCGAGCGTGCCGCGCTCATCACCGCGGCCACCGCCGCCGGCAAGCTCGTGCCGCACAGCGCCGAGATCGACAAGCTCGACAACGCTTCCTTCAAGGCGGTGCTCGACTCTCTCCCGGCCGACATCGTGCCGCTCTCCCAGCGCACCCCCGAGGGTCTGAAGACCTTCACACCGTCCGCCGTCGTCCCGACCGGTTCCGCCTTTGACGAGACCGTCCGCAAGCAGCTCGGGATCTCCGAGGCCGACTGGAAGAAATAACCAGTCGCGTACCCACTGGAACGCGGCGAGCGAGGCGCTAGACGAGCCTCTCCACCAACTTCCAATCACACAACTCAACACCTCTCCTCCATGTCTGCTGCCACCTCCGCCATCAACACACCCGAGCGACCGGGAAACTTTCTCTCGCTCATCGTCGCCGCCCTCGCGTCGGTCTTCGCCGGCACGATCGTCGCCCGCGATGCCGCCGGCACCGCCGTGCCCGCCTCCGATACCGCCGGCCTCCGCGTGCTCGGCCGCGCCGAGCACGATGCCATTGCAGCCGAGTCCATCCAGATCCGCCGCGGCTGCTTTCTCTGGGCCAACAGTGCCGCCCACCCGCTCACCGCTGCGAGCGTCGGCAAGCTCTGCTACGTGGAGGACGACAGCACCGTCGCCGCCACTTCCACCAATCTGATCGTCGCCGGTCGCGTGATGGAAATCACTGCCGAAGGTGCGTGGGTCGACACGACCGACATTCCCGTCGCCGCGATCCCCGCCGCCACCAGCACCAATGGCACCATCGCCGCCGCCGCTCCGGCCGCCGCCACCAGTACCGATGGTGTCGCCGCCGCTGCCAGCGCCTCGCTCGCCGATCTCGCCGCTGAAGCCGAGAAGATCGGCGACGACGCCCGCGCGAGCCGCGCCGCTGCCGTCACGCTCGCCGCCGAGGCCGAGAAGATCGGCGACGACATTCGCGCCACGATCACCGCGATCGCGAGCTGATCCCGCCATCCCGAAACCATCACCGAAACTCAATCCAGTTTCCCATGATTATCACCGCAGAATCTCTCAAGGCCGCCGGCAAGGGCTTCCGTAAGCTCTACGAGGGTGGTCTTGCCAGCGCGGGTACGCCCCGCATCGACACCTACGCCTTCCGCGCTCCCTCCCAAAGCAAGGAGGAGAACTACGGCTGGCTCGGTGCGCTCCCCGGCATGCGCAAGCTCGTCGGCGAAGTGAACATCCGCAACCTCGTCGACCACGGCTTCCCCGTGAAGAACGAGGAGTTCGAAGTCACCGTTGCCGTGAAGCGCGCCGACATCGAGCGCGACGCCCTCGGTATCTACAACGGCTTCTTCGGCGCGATGGGCTCCTCCGCCCGCCGTCATCCCGATAAGTTGCTCGCCGCCGCCCTGGTCGCCGGCTTCACCACCACCTGCTACACCGGCAAGGCGTTCTTCGCCGCCAATCACGAGCCCCAGAAGGGCAAGGTGAAGTTCACCAACCTCGGCACGAAGAAACTCTCCGGCCCGAATTTCGAGGCTGCCCGCGCCGCGATCAAGTCGTTCCGCGATGCGGAGGGAGAGCCCATCAACGACAACCCGCAGCTCACGCTGATCGTCTCGCCGAAGAACGAGGCGCTCGCCCGCCAGATCCTCACCGCCGAGACGATCGGCGGCACGTCGAACGTGAACAAGGGCACCGCCCAGCTCGAAGTCTGGAACCGTCTCTCGGCCAACGAGGAGATGTGGTTCCTGGTCGATCTCGGCGCCGTCGTGAAGCCCTTCGTCTACCAGGTCGAGGTGCCGACCGAGTTTGCCACCCTCGACGATGTCAACAGCGAGCGCGCGATGCTCAAGAAGGAGTATCTGTACCAGGCGTACGGCCGCTATGCGGTCGCGCTCCTGGTCCCCGAGCTCTGCTGGGGCTCCACCGGCGCCGACGCCGCCTGATCCGTTTCCCGCATGGTGTGATACACGGCCCGGCCGGCCTCGCGGCCGCCGGGCCTTTTCTCCGAAGAACGACGAACGCAGAGCGCAGCCACTGACCGCCTTCCGCCTTCCTCGTCCACTCCCTCACTCCCGCCGCCATGTACGTCTCCCGCTCCGAACTTACCGCTGCCGTCCCGGCCGATCTTGCCGGGCAACTGCTCGGCGCGGGCGGTGACGCTACCTGGACGACGATCGAGGCCGCGGTTTCGCGGGCAATCGATGGCCGCCTGGCCGCCCGCTACGCCGTGCCACTCCCCGAGCCCGTGCCGGCCATCGTGCGCGATGCCGCCCTCGTCCTGGCCGCCGAGGCGCTCTACCAGCAAGCAGGGTACTTCGATGCCGTCAATCCCTGGACGAAGCGGGCCGAATGCATCCGCGGCACGGTGGGGCAGCAGGGCGGCCAGGAGGGACTCCTGGACCGGCTCGCGGCCGGAAACCCACCGCTCTACGCCGCTGCCGTGCAGGCGCCGAAGCGTAGCGCCGCCGCCATTACCGAGCCCGCCGTCACCACCTCCGCCCGCGGCAATCGCCTCTGTTAAGCATGCCGCTCACGCCCACAGTCACGATCATCGCTGCGCTCCGCACCCATTTGGCGGCGCTCCCGCTCGATCCCGCGCAAACAAGTGACTCGGCCGAGAAGCTCTTCCAGCGCGTCGGCTACTTCGGTGCGAATCGCTTGGCGGAGGCCATGAAGTCGGTCTTCGCCGTCGAGCAACGCGTCTGCTTCATCGTGCCCGGTGGTGATTCCCACACCGGCCAGATCGAGGGGCGCCACCTGCTCTCTAAGCGCACGACGAAGCTCGCGCTGCTCATCGCCGATCGCGTGTTGGGGGACAAGGAATCCGCTCTCACCGGCATGCTGGAGCTCAAGGATCGCGTCGTGCATGAGCTCAGCGAGGAACCCGCAGCCGGCCTCTGTTTCGAGCCCGGTGACGGTGAAGCCATCGTGATCGAAGCCAAGGATGCACCCGCCGGCACGATCGGCCGCGAGTGCTGGCTCCAGTGGTTCTCCATCCCCGCCGGCACAGCCCGCGCAACCCTCAGCTTCTGAGTCCGCCTACGCGCTCCTCGCAACCCGCTACTTCCGCCAATGACCACCGTCCTCATCACCGCCGCCATCACCGTGCCCGCCACGGCCCTCGTGACCTGGCTGTTTCTCCGCAACAACCCGCGGATACAGGCCAAGGCCAACTCGCTCGCCGACCAGGCCGAGCAACTCGCCAAGACCCAGAAGAACGGCTGAGCCGGTGCTCGGCTGACCACTCCTTCCTCCCAGCACCTCGCTCCTAATCCCTCCCATGTCTGCCACTCCTCTTCCCAAAGCGCCCTTCAATCCTGCCGACTCGATCTTCTCCGGCTACGCCGTCGCCAAGCTCGTGCTCGACGCCCAAGTCACCGGTGTGACCGGTGCCACCGCCACCAATCTCCTCACCAAGGCCGGTCACACGTTCCGTGACGGCCAACAGCTCGAATACGTGAGTGGCACCGGTGCCACTGGCCTGGAGGCCGGCGCCTCTGTCTTCGTGCGCGATTCCAATCCGACCGATGGCACCTTCAAGCTCACCGCCACCAATGACGATGGCGATTTGGGTGCTGCGCTCGCACTCGGCTCCGATCTCACAGCCGGCGTGTTCCAGCCGATCTCGGTCATCGAGGGCACTCAGCTCGACGACGATCCCAGCAGCGAGGTCAAGCAGCTCAAGCGCCCCAGCCGCAAGACCGGCAAGCTCTTCAACGCCCGGACCATCGAGACCTCCAGCGAGGAAAAGTACACCATCGGCATGGACGACGTGAAACGCTTGCCCGAGATCTTCGGCGGCAAGATGAGCGGCCGCCGCAAGGGCACCTGCCAGCTCTGGCTTCCCGATGTCGACGACGCCACGAACAAGTGCGCCCTCGTGTCGCAGGTCTTCGACTGCACCGTCATGCGCGACGGCAAGGTCACGCACGGCAACAGCGAGTTCTCGAAGTCGACCATCAAGATCGAATCCAACGAACAGGACCTGCTCGATTGGGATGTCGATGCCGACATCACGCCGGCGACCTGATCTTCCGCAGTCGAAACGATGAACCGGGGCCGGCGGGTTTGGTAGTTCTCCCGCCGGCCCTTCGTCCCTCAGCCAACCTACCAAACGAAAATCCCCATGCTCACTCTCAAACAGAAGACCGAGGCCATCGGTATCCAATTCGGCACCGAAACGCGTACCGTCACCATCCGCCGCATGGCTTGGAAGCCGGCCCAGGAGTTCCTCGCCCAGCTCGCCAAGCTCCTCGCCGCCACCGGCCCTGCCTCCGCCGCGCCCGACGCCACGGCGCCCACCAGCGCTCTGATCGCGCTTGCCGCCCGCCTGCCCGAGCTGTTGGCGCAAAGCGAGGAGCTCGTAGCCCATCTGCTCCGCCACAGCACCGATCTCGACCCCGCCGTCGTCGACACACTCGACACCGGCATCGTGCTCGAGCTCGTGCGTCTCGCGATCGAGACCAATCTCGATGCCGAGGTAAAAAACTCCTCCGCCGGAATCGTCGCCGCCGTCGTCGGCCCGGTCCCGGCTTCCGCGAAGACCACCCCGACGACCTGATTGCCGATCTCTACGTCGCCATGCTCGATTCCGGCTTCGACGCCGCCTACCTCGACCGCTGCACGCTTCTCGACATCGACGTATTTGCCCGAGCACTCGCCAAGCGATCCAAACAGCAACCCACCGGCCGCCAAGCCGCCCGCGCCATCCGTTGATCCATGTCCGACGGTACGACCAACCTCGAAGTCCTGATCCAGATCCGCGAGGAGCTCGCCGGGTTACGCAAAACCCGCACCGAGCTGCAGTGCGCGAAGCTCGATGCCGGAAAGCTCGGCGATGCCCTCAAGCAGGGCCTCGGCATCGGTACCGGCATGCAGATGGTCACTATGGCCGTCAGCGCGCTCAAGAGCGGGCTGCAGAATACCGTAGCCGAGGCACTCAGGCTTTCGGGTGAGCTGAAAGATACCTCGGAGGCGCTGGGCGTGAGCACCACAGCGCTCCAGACCTTCCGCCTCGAACTGAAGGCCGGTGGCGTGGATGCCGCCCGCCTGAGCATGGCGATCTCCGAGCAGACGCGCTCGTTGGCTGAAGCCCGCGACTCCGGCAGTGCGGCCGCCCAAGCCTACCGGGCCTTGGGCCTGAACGCCGCGCAGATCGAGCGGCTGTCGGTCGAGGATCGACTGATCGCCATCGTGCGGGCGACGAACTCGGCCACGGACAAGACACTGGCGTACAGCGCAGCCGCCCAGATCCTCGGTGCCCGAGGCCTTCCTCAGTTTCTTGGGGCCTTGCAGCGTCTCGGTTCCGACGGCGTGGCCTCTGTCACTGCGATGTACCAGCAGCAGGGGCTGCTCCTCTCCGATGCTTCTGTCCAAAGCCTCGATCGTACCAGCAAGACATGGGAGCGTTACTGGCAGTCGATCGTCGTGGGCAGCGGCGAGGCTACCAACTCGCTCACGGCATACCATGCCGCTGCAATCAAGGCCGTATCTGGCGATCTCCCAGGCGCCGGTGCCGATGTTCGCGCCGCGAACGCCTCAGATAGTTGGGGTGCCCGCTTCGCAAACAAACTCGTGAGCGGCGAAGGCATGCCCGGTGGCATGCGCGCGGCGGGCCTTCTCTTCCAATCGCTCGGGCTGTTGTCGAAGCCAACCGCCTCGGCTGCTCCAGAGACTGCGGCCGTTCCCGGGGCGACACCAGGCAGTGATTCCTCTGGTAACTCCGCACTCGAGCGCCGCCAGACCCTGCTCGCAGCCCTGAAGACCTCGCAGACCGAGCTTGCGCAGATCCAGGATGCCGCGGCGACGACCGAGGCCAACGAAGCGCTCACCGTAGAGCAGAAGGCCGCTGCCAAACGCCAATCGCTCGCCGCCGAGGTGGCCGCCCGCCAGCAAATCGTCGACCTGCTGGAGCGCACGCAGGCCACAGGGGATTTCCGCGATCAGTCGGAGAAGGACGCCGAAATGCTCAAGGCCAAAGGCGATCTCCAGCGCGCCCAGAACGCGCTCGCCGCCCAAGGCAACACTGTCGCGCAACAACAGGCGCGCGAACTCTTCCGCCTGGAGACCGAGGCCATCGCGGCCGAGGCCGCCGGTAACACGAAGCTCGCCGAGCAGAAACGCGAACAGGCGAAGCAGCTCCAGCTCACCGCCCAGCTCGAAGGCCAGCAGCCCGCGCTCGTCCAGGCGCGCATCGCCGCCGAGCGCCAGCTCACCGAGACCCAGCGCGCCCGCGCCGCTCAGGAGCTCGATTTCTCCCGCCGCATCGGAGAGGTCGACCAAGCCGTCGCCCTGATCGAGGCCGACAACACCCTCACCGAGAGCGAGCGCCGCGCGAAGATCATTCCGCTCCTGGCGGAGCAGAATCGGTTGATCCGCGAACGCATCGCCCTCCTCGAGCAGGATACCCGTCTCCAGCAGGGCGACCAGACCGCGCTCGATCTCCAGAAGACCATCGACGACCTCCGCAAGCAGCTCTCCGAGACTCAGGCGAAGGCCGCCCAGGCCGCCGGCCCCGAGACGTTCCAGATGCGCGGCGACAAGAGCCTGCGCGACCTCTCCGATCCGAGCCAGCATTACCAGACTGCGGAGGCCGGTGTGCAGGGCGGTCTCACGAGCTGGTACACCCAGGTCGGCACGATGGCCGATCAACTTGCGACCTCGATCTCGTCAAACCTCCAGAACGCCGTGGACGCGGTAAGCAATGGCATCACTGGATGGATTCAAGGGACGATGACCTGGCGCCAGGCACTGGCTTCGATCGGGAGCCAGATTTTTGGCCAGCTCATCTCCTCGATCGTGCGCATGGGTACCGAGTGGTTGCTGCAGCAGGCGATGGTCCGCACCGGAATGATCACCACAGCAGCCCTCGGCACGACCCTCAAGGCGCAGGAAACTGCCACGACAATCGCGACCGAGACGGCGAAAACGCCCATCCTCGCGACCAACGCGGGATTGGCCTCCGTGTCCTCCTATGGCGCTGCCTCGATCATCGGCATCGCGCTTCTGTTGGCGGGCATCGCCGCGATAGCCGCCTTGGCCTTTGAGTCCGGTGGCATCATCCCCGGCGGCGAGAAGCTCATTCGCGTAAATGAGGCAGGCACCGAGTCCGTCCTCAACGCCCGCGCCACCGCGCTTCTCGGCGCCGACACCATCGCCGCCCTCAACGCCGGCAACCTCGCCAGCCTGACCGATCTCCTCTCAGCCGATGTCACCAGCGGTATCGCGGCACCAGTAGTGGCCATGCAGCAGACGGCCCCGGTGGCCCAGGCAGCAGTCTCCGGAGGCACGGGCGAACCGCTGTCGCTCCATGTCGGCGTGATGAGCAAGCAGCAACAGGCCGCTGAGTTCTTCTCCAGCGCGCAGGGCCAGAAGGTCCTGATCGACGCCAACCGCGCCACCGCCCGGCTCTACGGCTAAGTCCTCGACTCTCGACGCTCGTCCCTCGTCTCCGACCATGCTCCCGATCACCATCGACTCCACGGCCTGCTACCTCCTCGACTGCGAGGAGGCGTGGTTGAAATCGCCTTCCGGCGAGTTCGCAGTTCGCTCGGCGATGGAGTCCGGCCTTAGCCAACGGGAGAACCGCAGCGCCTTCGCCGCGAGCACTATCCTCACGCTCAACTGGCGCATCTACGTGGAGGGCGCCGAGGCCCGTCGCTGGCGCGCCGCTCTGCGCGGCTACGCCAATGAGCCCGTGCTCGCGCCATTCTGGCCGGCTGCCTGCCTTCTGGCCGATCTCACCTCCTGCAACTGGATCGGCGGTCTGCGCCTCTTCTTCGAGCCCGGAGAGCCGGGCGAGGGGATCACCACCTTTCAGGTGCTTGCCGGTACCAATGCGCCTACATCCTTCACCCCGAGCGCCGACTGCATGGTCGTGCCGCTGGCCTGGTGCCGTTTCGATTCGCTCCCGAATCCCGAAGCCGCCGATGGCGACGAGGCGATGGAGATCGACCTGAAGACCGTCGAGACCGGCCCTGCAGAATACGCCATCGCCGCCGTCGGCGTCGATCTCCCCGCCGGTCCATCGCTCGGCGCCCTCACCCCACGCCTGCTCGACATCGTCGCCGACTGGGGCTCCAGCGTCTCCTCCGGCGGCATCGACCTTCGCGTCGACCGCGAGCGCATCGGCTACGGTCGCGCCGAGGCCACCGACTACGTCGACCAGTCCGCCCGCCGCCGCCAGAAGGTCACACTCCCGCCGATCGGCGACGAGGTTGCCAAGCTCGTCGCGCTGTTCGCCCAGGTCGGCAACGTCGGCAGCTTCTGGGTGCCCGGCGCCTTCGCCGATGCCCGCCTCGCCGCTGATTCCAGCGCCTCTAGCGCCGCCATAACCGTCGACGATGCCACCTACCTGGCCGACCAGCACTACATCGCTCTGGTCGACGACGACGCCATTGCAGCGCGCCGGATCGAGAGCCGCAACGGCACTGCACTCACGCTGCAGAGCGCTCCCGGTGCCTTTGCGGTCGGCACCGCTGTATGCCCGCTCCTCTTGGTCCGCTTCGCCGCGGCCAAGCTCAAGATCACCTGGACAACGCCCGAGGTCGCAAGCGCGCAAATCGATGTCGTCGAGCTCCCCACCGAGACCATCGTCCCCGCCGGCGAGACCATCGGCACCACCATCGGCGATCTCGGCACCCCGATCTGGCTCTACGTTGTGACCGATGGCGACCTCACCTGGCGCTTCACCAGCTTCGAGTCCGCGATCGATGCCGGCGCCCTCGGCACCTTCGAGTCGCGGCCGCTCAACCACGGCGACCAGACCAGCGAGCTCAACCTCGCCCGCAACGACATGGAGTTCACCTGCGCGTGGTGGGAGGGGAGCCCGTTCTGGCGCCAGAAGTACGACCGGCTCGCCCCCACGCTCAACGTGCAAGTCTATGAAGGCCGGCTCGCCGCCCCCTCCGCTGCCGAGATCATCTTCACCGGCTCCTTCGCCCCCGAGAGCTACGAAGGCGAGAAGTGCACGGGCAAGCTCACCGACTTCAACGCCCTCTTCGACATGCGCGGCCCGCTCTGCGTCGTGTCGAAACGCTGCTGGGTCCCCGTGTACTCGACGCTCTGCGGCCTGTCCCGAGCCGCGGCTACCGTGGCGCTCGATCTGATCTCGATCGACTCCGATGGCACGCTACACTTTGCCGCCGGCGGCGCGACGACGTTCCCGACCACCGCGGCCAATCGCTACGCCCCAGGCTACCTCGTGCGCACGATGGCCGACGGCAGTCACCGCACCTACAGCGTGGCGTCCACCGCCGCCTCCGATGGCGCGGGCACGCTCGCCGTCAAGCCCTCCTCGGCGGTCACAGCCGACACCTTGCCCGAGTCCGGCTGGCAGATCACCCCAGGCTGCGACGGCTCATGGGCTCGGTGCCAGCTCTTCGCGAATACCGACAACTTCCGCGGCATGCCCGACATGCCGAACACGAACCCCGTGCTCACATCCGTCACTCAGGCCAGCGGAGGGGGGAAGAAATGACACCGTATTTCACCACACAAGAGCGCCTTGCCGCTCTGGAAGCTACCGCCACCGCTTGGCTCGGCACGCCCTACGTGCAGAGCGGAGCGGTGCGCGGCAGCGGGGCGAGCTGCCACATGCTCGCCGCCGCCGTACTCCGCGATGCCGGCTACCCGATGCCGATGCCACCCGAGCGCGGCACGATTCGCCTCCGCGAGTACACCGCCACCATGCGCGCCTGGTTGGATGGGCAACCCGAGCGGTTTGCCCACGTCGGCCTCGATGCCCTCGCCGCTGGCGACATCCTCCTCTGCGAGATCGGCATCGGCCACATCGGTCTCTATCTCGGCGACCCCGGTGCGCGGGCGCTGCAGGTGCTCCGTCACACGCCCACGCATACCGTCTGCCTCAACTCTCCCCACGAGCGGGCCTGTGTGCTCGCCGCCTATCGACCGCTGGAGGTCGCTGTCTAGTCATGGGCTCCAAAGCCGCAGCAGTCGACCACACCCCCGCCGCTTCGGACACCGACATCGTCTCCGCCTACGACGAGTCGTTTTCGATCTCCGAGGATGGCCGCGTGATCCCGGTCACCCGAGGCGAGCGCAAAGTCGCCGCCCGTTTCGTCATGTGCGCTTTCCTCCGGCAGCGTGTCGTCGACGTAAAGAACGCCAACTCGAGCGGAGGCGGGAAATAGCACCATGGGCTCCTCATCGAAATCCGGCTCCGGCACCACCCGCCACTACTACGCCTCGATCCCCGCGCTCGTCGGCTGGGGGCCGATCGATGGCATCTCCGACATCCTGCTCAACGGCGAGCGCGTCTGGACGGGCACGCTCCATCGCTTGCAGGCGACGAACCCCGTCAACCTCACCACGAAGTACGGCACGATCCGTTTCTATTGGGGGACCGAAGACCAGCCTGCCGACCCGCTATGTCCCGGCCGCCGGTACAAGGGCGTTGCCTACCTCATGTTCGTGGACTTCGACCACGGGCAGGCGACCAATGCCTACAACACCGAGGTCATCCTCCTCGGCGGCGCCCCCCAGCAGAGCATTGTCACCGGCGCTGCGGCGCAGGCCAGTTACGCCAACGGCATCGCCGTCAACCCCATCGCGCTGGCGGCCGAGATTCTCACCTCACCGCTCTGGCGCGGCCTGGACGTTGCGAAGCTCGACGCGGCCTCCTTTCAGGCGCTGGCCGATGCCGTGCCGGCCGCCACCGCGATCTCGCCACTATACAACGACGCCGCGGATCTCCGCTCCGTTCTCCTCGCCGCCACCGGCATGGTCGACGGCTGGTTGCGGCGCACTCCCGCCGGACTCATCCAGGCAGGGCGCTGGAACGATTCCGCTGTGATCTCCGTCACCACGCTCACGCATGACGACTTCACCGAGACCCCCAGCTACACCGAGCCGGATGCCGATGCGGATGTGCCCAACAGCTACGCCGTCGAGTTTGTCGATCGCACCGCGCTCCACAAGGAAGCGAAGATCGCCGTCAACGACGATGCCGCCCTCGCGCAGCCCGGCGCCGTGCTCAACCGCAAGACGCTCTCCGCCTCGCACCTCATCACCTACGAGCAGGCCGATCTCGCCGGCCACGAGGCTCTGCGCCGGGCGGCAGAGCTCGGCAAATGGGCAGGCTCCATCCGCATCGGCAAGGCCCGCACGCCGGAAGGTGCGCGGATACAGCCGGGCGACTACCTCCGCGTCCCGCTCTCGCAGGCGCATGAGGCCACGCAGCGCACACAGCTTATCCGCGTGCAGAAGGTCGTCTGGCCTCGCGACGCGACCGCCGGCGTGAAGGTCGAGGCTGATCGGGCGCCTGTGGTCCAGCCGTCGTTGGCGCTCGCCGCCGCGGCAGAACCGGTGGCGGAGATCCCCGCCAGTGTCCCGCCGATCAATCGCGCCCGGGTCTTCGCGTTGCCCTCGAGCGCGGCCGGCGTCCAACCGCCGATCTACATCGTCGCCGCCCGCCCGGCCGACACCGCGCTCGGGTTCAGTATCCATTTCGACACCGAGCTCGCCGGCGACTTCCCCGAGATCGAACGCTCCACCGGCTACGCGCTGCCGGTCACTATCGGCGCGACGATCTCCGCTGCCGACACTTCGCTCACTCTCGTGCTGCGCCCCGTCGGCGCCTATGGAGAGAACTTCCAGCGCGACGCGTCGCTCCTCCGCGACTGGACCGGCGGTGCCACCCAGGGCCGCAACGACGAGCTGCTCGTTGTCCTAGTCAACACCGACGATACCGTCGAGATCGCCAGCGTTGCCGGCACACCCCCGCTGACGGAAGCCGGAACCTTCACCGTGCCCGTCCTCCGCGCCCGACTCGGCACCGCCTCCGCATCCCACGCCTCTGCCGCCGAGGCTTGGGTCGTGCACTCGACCAGTCTCGCCGCCATCGAGCATGCCGACATCATGGCCGCCGCCAGCTCCGGCGCTACGCTCTACTTCCGCCCCGGCGCCTACACCCTTCGCACCCCCTACGCGCCCGCCGAAGCCTACACTGAGCAAATCCGCCGCACCGAGGCCGAGGAGTCGCTCGCCGAATACGCCGCCCAGCCCGATTCCGCCACCTGGGTTCCCATGCTCACGCTGGTGATCCCCGCCGGCTATCTGCCGCCGGGAGACGACGAGCCTCTACCCGGCACCCTCGACGATCTCCTCGGCAACGGTTTTTTCGGCGAGATCCCGACGTTCGCGCTAGAGGGGCGCACCGAGGATCTACCCTGCTCGCTCTGCGGCTTGGCCGAGTACGACCCAACTGATGGATCCGGCACCAGCATGCCGCCCAAACGGTACCTACTGGAGACCTGGTCCGGCGAAGGTGGCTGCTCGAATCCGGGGTATCAGCACTGTGTGATGTCCGGCTCGGTCGTGGTCGATCCGTCCACATGCACGCAGAGCGACAGTACGCAGGTCAATGGGGCGGCTCCGGCGTGGACAGGGTCCGACCTGTATTGTCTAGCTCAGCTCTCGGCGCTGTGCTCCGGTGTCACCATCACCGAGACTCGCACCCGTACCGTCCGCACCCGTACCTACACACGCGAGGGGACCTGCGAATACTGCGGGACGATCAGCGCGACGTGGGTCCGCACCCGCAGCGACGAGGACACGGAGGCCAATGGTCGCGCCCGCGCCGAAGCAGTCGCGTCGTGGTCGGAGTGGGCCAGCACCCTCGCTGCCGCAGCCTACGAGGAGCGTACAACGACCGTCACGTGGTCGCAGGTGCTGCTCCAATATCGCGGCTCCGGCTCTGGCGCGACTCCGGGGTGGGTCTACGAGGTGATCGTGCACACCGAGCTCCAGCCCTATGGCGACACCGAGGCCGCATGGACGACTGGTGCCGACGAGCCCGTCCAACTCACCGCCGCGACCGACGGCACCCTCACGCTCTCCGCCCGCGAGCTCTTGTGCCCCCGTGGCTACCGCCGCCGCATCTCCGGGGTTTCGGGGCCGCGCGCCCTCCACGGTCCCGAATACACCTCGCCATGA